CAGTTTGATATCTACTACAGCGAGAACCGAGCAGACGATGACCTGTGATGTGCTATGATGGGGGGGAACCTAAATAAGGGTGACCCCCTTTCCTGTTAGATGGCTCAGAATAAGCACCTGGAGCACCTGGAAGACGAGTTAATCAATTATGGTTATGGTGGATATGTAGCTTCTAGGGACTTAATCCAGAATTTTATTGACGAACTTGGTGGTCGTCCCAGCGGTCGTGTGACTGTTACGACTAAGTGGGATGGAGCACCTGCTGTTGTCTGTGGTATTGATCCAGAAACCAAGAAGTTTTTTGTTGGCACGAAGTCGGTATTCAATAAGAAAGATCCCAAGATTAATTTTACAGAATCTGATATTGACAAGAACCACGGAGAGATTCCCGATCTTGCCAAGAAATTAAAGTATTGCTTAAAGTATTTTCCTGAACTGAATATCAGGGGTGTTATTCAAGGCGATCTTCTTTTTACTAATGAAGATGTAGCAACTAAGAGGATTGATGGCGAAAGCTATTATGCTGCCACTCCCAACACGCTGACCTATGCTTGGACTGCTGATAGCGACCTTGGCAAAGCAGTTCACGCTGCTAAGATCGGCGCAGTATTTCATACTTACTACAGCGGTGTTGGTGCTATCAATACGTTGAATGCTGGGTTTGGTGTCAGTCAGTTTAATTTGAAGTCTACTCGTAATGTCTTTTTGGCATCTGCGACGATGGATAATATTAGTTCCAATTCTGGATTGACTGCTTCCGAAGAACGTATACTGAAGTCTGTTATTTCTGTGGCAGATCGTAATGCTTCTATTGCCAAACCTTTTATTGAGATGGTGGCACATGAAGCAACCAAGCAGTTCACGCTTGGGTATACGATGAAGCGTTTTACCAATAGCTATGTAAAGGACGGTCAAAAGATCAACAACGTTGTTGATTTTATGCGTGGATTTGAAAAGGCATTTAAGAAGTCTTTAGTGGAAAAGATTGCTGAACTGAAGTCCGATAAATCCAAGACCGAATATCGCCAACGAATGGCACAAGGCATCAGTTTCATCAAAAAAAATCAGCGAGCATTCAGAGCATTTATTGTTATCTACAATTCTTTCACGAATGCTAAAAATTTGATCAACAACAAACTTGCTGGTCTCAGCGATACCAAAGTATTCCTGCGTAGCGGTGATAACTTTGTGGTGACGAAGCCTGAGGGTTTTGTTGCTATCGTTGATGGTAAGGCAGTCAAGATTGTTGATCGTCTTGAGTTCTCCCGTGCTAACTTTACGCTTGAAAAGTCTTGGCGTCCTCCTACAACTGAGGGTGCTAAAATTGCTGCGTTTACTTTTGGTCGCTTCAATCCTCCTACGACTGGTCACGAGCTACTCATAAATAAAGTCAAGCAGTATGCTGGTGGGGCAGATTATTTTGTTTTCCCTAGTCATACGACCGACACCAAAGGTAAAAATCCTTTGACCGCTGCCCAGAAAGTTTCTCTGATGAAGATGATGTTTCCTTCCCATAAAGAATCTATCATTCTTGATGAAGATGTGAAAGATGCTTTGAAAGCTTTGAAGTGGTTGGAAGAGAAAGGATATACTGATGCCATATTTGTGGTTGGTTCTGATCGTGTTCCAGCATTTCAATTTATCAAACAATATAATGGTAGAGATTATAATATGAATACAGTTGAGATAAAGAGTGCTGGCGAGCGTGACCCAGATGCAGATGATGTATCTGGTATGTCTGCTAGTAAAGTTAGGAAAGCGATTGTTGACGGAGACTTTGCTACAGTATCTAATGCTCTTCCTATTTCTGTAAAGAATGATGCCTCCTTTAAGAAGATGTATATTCAAGCCGTATTGTCTGGAATGTCATGACATTTAATTTACGAAAAGAACAAAACACGATTGACAATTATATTGATATTGATATTCCAGCAACCAGAACGAGAAGGTTGCTGAAGTTAGTTCGTGTCTCAGCTGGGTATGCGTTCAACAAACAATACAAAGAGACTAGCGGATTTGATTTTAAGATTGACGGTGGCAGTAAAGACATTGAAGAAGATGGAACTTTGATGGAGATTGAAGCAATCATCAAGAGTAAAAATACTATTACCTATAATTACAAAATGACTTGTGATAATGGAGAAGAAAAATATTCTGGAATGAATTTTAGATCTCCAAGAGCAGCATTTATTGAAGATATGATTGAATTTATTAATTCAAGAACTTTAAAAAATAAACTGAACATAACAGAAGCAAAATTAAAAACTTCTGATGGTGGTAAAAATCCTACTCTTGTAATTAAATCTACTTATTCATATCAGGAACTTGATAAGAAGGGAAACATTGTGCCAAAAAGTACTAGGATTAATTACAATTTTTCATTAAAGTATGCTGGTAACAGTACAGGTAATACTAAACTATCTTCATTAAAACCAAAAGATATCAACCCAAAAATTACAGATACTTGGATAACACCAAAACAATTTTATGATAATGTAATTTCGTTCATCAATAATACAAGTGCTAGTGGGTTTCCATCTTCAAGTTCTTATATCAGAGAAGCATACGCAGAAGCTGTTTCAAACTCTTGGAATAATAATTCTTTGACAGACAAACTTGGTATAGCACCTGATATGTCTTCTGAATTTTTTGAAATACTTTCTGTTCTAAAATTATCTAAATTGCTTTTGAACAACAACTCTTCTGTCAAAGAAATTGTTGGGTGGCCAGAGAAAGAACCAATCAATAAAGTGGAAATAAAAATTCCAGAAGCCGCTAATGAAATATTGATAGATTATTATATTTCAGTTAATGGCAATCATCAAACACCATTAAAAATTAGTGTCAAGTCTAAGGTTAGAGGATCTGCTACTGCTACAGTAAAATTTACTGCAGCATTTTCAAATGAATCTGAAGTTCATACTTGGTATAAAAATATCATCTCAACAGCAAGGAGTAGTCAGATTGGTCAACGAATGATCGCATCGTCTGCTCTTGAATATACAAAATATTCTGGAAAGGGAACTTTATATCCAATTCGTGGATTAAGAAAATTATTATCTGGATCTATGAAAGCACACGCTAGGAATGATTTCCAATCTACTCTTGACACATCATCTATGAAGATTGATGAATGGGAAAAACTAATCACTGTTATTGATAAAAAAATAACCAGTTTGTCTCAGAATTATACTCCGTTGGATGATATAATTAAAAATGATACAGCAACACTAATGAAAGCAAAAAAATTTATTGCTGATAATTTATTCAAACACTCTCCAGGCGGAGAATCTAAGTCCAGAAAACTCAGAGACATTATTGGACTATCCAAAGAAGAAGCAGAAAAGAAAAGTCCAAATGGTAAATATCCATTTTCTTTAAATAATGTTGCTCTTTTATGTGAGAGAGTTTTGGTTAGAACTTCCCAACGTGCGGGATCTTCTAAATTGAACTTTTATAAACTATTCTACGAACAAGTATTATTGAAAACTAGCGTTGTTTATTCTGTTACAAAGACAGAAGAAATTGCTGGTGAAGTGAAACTGAAATATGAATTTATAAGCACCAAAAATTTTCAGCAGTATAAAGATTGGATTGAATTGAGAACTAAAAATTATGCTAACAACATGCAAGATGCTCTGGGAATGGGAGTATGAAAGATTTTAAAAAACTACGAGAAGAAGCACTACGCCAACAACAACGCCAACAAGAGGTGTTCAAGGAGGGCGACTTTGTTATGTCATCACGTAATGGTGAGAGGGGAACTATTCATCGTGTGGGTGGTAACTATGCAATCATTATTACCGAGGATGGAAATATGTTTAGAGATTGGATCAAGAATATAAGATCTATAAATAACCAAAGGAGAATCTCTTTCTATAACCATGAAGTATCAGAAACCAATTAATTCAGTTCAAAACAGTGACGACTTCTCATCGGGATTGATGGAAGCGTATGGTAAGTGGATGGGAGGCGATTGCTTCCAGAATACCCAACCTGTAGATCTAAACCTTCAGGAAGCATTTATGGGTATGAGTCCCCAATCACATGGTGCTGAAATTGAAAAGACTACAACTAAGAAGAAGTACGCAAGCAAAGAAAGCGACAAGGCACAACTAGCAACCAAAGAAGAGTATGAGGTTCTAGAAAGAGAAGAGTATGAGATTGATGGCGTAACTTATGTCATCGAGAAAGCAAAGGGTCTTGATGGTAAGGCTTGCTGGAAAGGTTACAAGCTAGCAGGCAC